AATTTATCTCAGGAATGAGAAATTTATTTGCTGAACATTATATTGATGTTCCTGCAGAAAAAGTTGATTTAGTTGACGAGTTAGCTACTAAAGTTGAAGAACTTGAAAGCAAACTTGACGAAGAAATCGAAAGAGGTATTGAATATAAAAAAGAACTAACTGAATCTCGTAAAAACGAAATTGCTCATCAAGTGACAGAAGGTCTTATTGATACTCAAGTTGCAAAAATTAAAACACTCGCAGAGAGCGTTGAATTCTCCACAGAGGATGAATACAAAGATAAACTTGAATCAATCCGTGAGAACTACTTCCCTACAGGAATTAAGAAACCAGGTGAAGAAATGTTACATGAAGAAATAGAATCTGCGGAAGAAGCTGCGGCTTCAACAGCAAAACAAAAGTCATTTGACCCATTTGTTAATGCTGTAACTTCTGCAATTAGTAATACAAAGAAATAATAATATAAACAATTAGGAGTACACAATGTATTTGTCCGAATCACTACAAACAAAATGGGAAGGCGTACTAAATCATCCAGATTTAGCACCTATTGCTGACCCATACAAGAAAGCAGTTACTGCTGTTATTCTTGAAAATCAGTATAACGAAATGTCAAAAGACCAAACTGGTTCTACTAGCATGCAACAACTTGACGAAGTTGCACCAGCTAATTCAACCGGCGCTAACATCGGTAACTTTGACCCAATCTTAATCTCACTAGTTAGACGTTCTTTACCTAACTTAATCGCATATGATATATGTGGCGTTCAGCCAATGACAGGACCTACTGGTCTTATCTTTGCAATGCGTTCTACATATACTACACAAGGCGGCGCTGAAAACTTCTACAACGAAGTTAATCCAGGTTTCTCTGGTAATGGTGTTGCTGGTTCTGCTCTACAAGTTGCTGGTACTGCAGCTGCTGGTGGTTCAGATGCGTTAACCTTTACAAATAATGCTGCTGCAGGTATGGCACCAACTGGTATGACTACAGCTCAGGCTGAAGCTGGTATCGCTGCAAACACATTTGCTGAAATGGCATTTAAAATCGAAAAAGTAACTGTTACTGCTGTATCAAGAGCACTTAAAGCAGAATACTCTATCGAATTAGCACAAGACTTAAAAGCAGTTCACGGTCTTGACGCTGAAACAGAATTAGCTAATATCCTTTCTGCTGAAATTCTTGCAGAAATTAACAGAGAAGTTGTTAGAACTATCTACAAGACTGCTAAAATTGGTTGTCAAGTAGGAACAACATCTGCTGGTAATTTTGATTTAGATACTGATTCAAACGGTCGTTGGATGGTAGAGAAAATTAAAGGACTTGCTTTTCAATTAGAAAGAGAAGCTAATCAGATTGCTAAAGAAACTCGTAGAGGAAAAGGTAATTTCATCCTTGTTACTTCTGACGTAGCTTCTGCTCTTGCAATGTCTGGTCTTTTAGACTACAATCCTGCTTTACAAGCACAAACTAACTTAACTGTAGATGATTCAGGTAATACATATGCAGGCATGTTATTCGGTAGAATTAAAGTCTATATAGACCCATATGCTATCACAAGTACTACATCTAAAGAGTTTGCAGTTGTTGGTTATAAAGGCTCAAACGCTTATGATGCTGGTCTGTTCTATTGTCCGTATGTTCCATTACAAATGGTTCGTGCAGTTGATACTGGTACATTCCAACCTAAAATCGGTTTCAAAACACGATATGGTATGCAAAGAAATCCATTCTCAGCTGGCACTGCTGCTGCTGGTTCTGGTGTCGGAGCTGCTGTAGCAAATGTTTATTACCGTTCATTCAAAGTTTCTAACTTAATGTAGTCACTTTGACTCACATTTATTTGTGAGTAGTAATGAAGATTCACGAAAAGGTACCCACTAGAAATAGTGGGTATTTTTTTGTCTGCTATTTGTTGTTAATAATGACTGCTAAAATAACAACAATTCAGTTTGTTGTTAATAATGACTGCAAAAATAACAACAAAATAACTAGCATAAATAGATAATATAATAATAATAGTATGGACAAATTAAATGGCAGCTACAGATAGAAATCCAGTTAATCCTAATTTTCTTCAACCAAACAAGTATGTTTTGAATTTTGATAGACTACCAAATATGTCATATTTCTGTCAATCTGTTTCAGTTCCAGGCATCTCAATGTCTGAAACTCCTCAATCTACTCCCTTCGTAGACATCTTTGCACCTGGTGATAAAGCAATTTACGATATATTCAATGTAACATTTTTGATTGATGAGAGAATGGGTTCATGGATTGAAGTTCATGATTGGATTCGTGCTATGACATTTCCAGAAGATTTTGAAGATTATAAAGGTCTCAGTAGACTTAACAAAGCCGCTACATTAACTCAGACTAAAACTCCTCAATATTCTGATGCAACACTAACTCTTTTATCATCGTCTAATATTCCTTATGTTAAAATTCATTTTAAAGATGCTTTCCCAACCACTCTTTCCACATTTATTATGTCATCGTCTTCTGGTCCAGATGAACTGTTGACTGCAGATGCTACTTTTCGGTACACATACTTCGATATAGAAAAACTTTACTAAAACGCTTGACAACAGAATGCCAACCTGTTATAATCCAAATTAATTGGAGAATTATATTATGAAACAACTAGAAGAGTTACTTGAGATGTGGAGAAAAGATTCTGACCTTGACCGAACAGAGCCAGGTAAAGAACTCACAAAGATTCCACTACATCATAGTAAATATTTAAACATACTTTCTCACCATAGATTGCTCGTTAAAGATGTTGATTTTAAATTAAATCGCATGAAACGATTGAAGTGGGAATATTATACAGGTAAATTAGATGATGAAGATTTAAGTAAGCATGGATGGGAACCATTTCCATATGTTCTTAAATCTGAGATAACTACATATCTTGATAGTGATGAAGACATCAACAAGTATAAAGCATCTAAAGCTCTTCACGAAGAGATAGTCACTGTATGTGAAACTATTATGAAAGAACTTCATAGTAGAACGTTTCAGTTGAAATCGTTTATTGATTGGGAAAAATTCATTCAAGGCGTATAAATGACTGATACAATACAACTTCATAAATTAAACGAGTCGTTCATTAAAGTTGAATGTGAAAGAGGCCTTGCTCAAGAGCTATCTGACCATTTTACCTTTCATGTTCCAGGTTATCAATATACTCCTGCATATAAGTCAAGAATTTGGGATGGAAAAATAAGGTTGCTCGACTTAAGAAACTTTCAAATTTATCACGGTCTTACTCCATACATTAAAGAGTTTTGTGTTGAACGTAACTATGAATGTTTGATAGATGATGATGTCAATTCAACTGATGTATTTTCAGTGGTCGAGGCTAAAGCTTTCGTAGATACATTGAATCTCCCTCATGTAGTTAGAGACTACCAACTAAAATCATTCATCACTGCTATACGCAATAAAAGGCTTCTCCTGTTGTCTCCAACAGCGTCTGGTAAGTCTTTGATATTATACTTGATAGTCAGACATCTCTTAACAAATGAGCTGCAGAAAGGTCTTCTAATCGTTCCAACAACATCTCTTGTTGAACAAATGTATACAGATTTTAAGTCTTATGGATTTGATTCTGAAAAATATTGCCATAGACAATACTCTGGTAAAGACAAACATACAAATAATTTCTTAACGATTACCACATGGCAATCTGTTTATAAAAACCCACCCGATTACTTTGAACAATTTGATTTTGTACTCGGCGATGAAGCACATCAATTTAAAGCCAAGTCACTGGCAACAATTATGTCTGCTTGTACAAATGCTAGATATAGAATAGGAACAACAGGCACATTAGACGGCACACAAACACATCGTTTGGTGTTAGAAGGACTTTTTGGTCCTGTTTATCGTGCAACAACAACTGCAGATTTAATTGCAAAGAAACATTTATCTGATTTTAATATAAAGTGTTTAGTGTTAAAGTATCCTGAGCCACTTTGTAAACAATGCAAAACGTGGGACTATCAACAAGAAATTGATTTTATTGTTAAGAACAATGCCCGAAATGATTTTATACGAAACTTAGCGTTATCACTTAACGGCAATTCACTTATACTATTCCAATTTGTTGAGAAACATGGTAAAGCTTTATATGCTAACATAAAAGACCATGCGAAAAAAAGAAAGGTTTTTTTTGTATTTGGAGGAACTGATACGGAAACAAGAGAAGCTATTCGAGGAATTACAGAGAAAGAAAAGGATGCTATTATTGTTGCATCATATGGTACTTTTTCGACAGGCATAAATATAAGGAACTTACACAACATTATCTTTGCATCACCAAGTAAATCTCGTATTCGTAATTTACAATCAATTGGTCGAGGCCTTAGAGTAGGTGATGACAAAAGAGCAGCAACATTATTTGATATTGCGGATGATTTTAGAGTTGGTAAATTTACCAATTATACATTAAAACATTTTATTGAAAGAATGAAAATATATGATGACGAGAAGTTCAAATATAAATTTTACAACATCGAGCTAAAAAATGGATAATCAATTAAACATTAAATTAGTGAGACTTCAATCTGGCGAAGATGTTATCGCCGATATCACTTCTGATTCTGAATCAACAATACTAAACAGACCTATGGTCCTTATGGTGAGACGCTCAGCTAAAGGCTCGGTAATGATGATGGTCCCATGGTTGCCAATTGAGATAATATCTGATAATATGGCCACATTAAATAACAGGGAGATTGTTACCTTTACTAATCCTAAAAATAGTCTAGTCGAGTATTATTTAAATGCAATTGAAACTGTAACTCGTGAAGCTAATAACTCAAACGGAGTTCTCGAAGACTTTAATTTGAGAACACAAACAGAATCTGAGATTGAAGAATACTATGATGATGATGCATCAGTGATGGATGATTATTTAAATACTGTAAATAAACCGGATAAAAGTAAACTACATTAATATGACAATAGAATATAATGAAAAGAATTTGAAGATGGTATCTAAAGCGATATATAATAATTTATCGGAAGACATGTTACCTAAGAAGTGGGTCGAAAGAAATAAATCTAATCCAATGTTTGGGCATTGTCACACAGCCTCTGGTTGTTTACAGAAAATATTTGGAACAAAAACATTAAAATTAAATCGAGCTTTAGATGATGAAAACATCTATCATTGGTGGTGTGTCGACACTGATGGAAAGATAATTGATTTAACTTCACAACAATATACGAAATTCAATAGAACTCCTCCTTATGAAAACGGAACAAAATCGGGTATGTTAGGATTTGATTATCGAAAAAGAGTGTTATCACTTTTAGATAAAGTAACATACGATTTAGGGTTTCAGAAAGGATGGTAAGGAGTAGCTATTCATTCATTAATCAAACGGAACACCGCTACCATAACTCTTGTCAAGCACTTTGTCAAGCGAAATGAAGGCAAACTTGGAACGAAAGGTATATTATGACTAAAAAAACAGAAGCAAAAGTCCCAAAAGAAAAGAAAGTTGTTGCTAAAGCGCCAGCAAAGAAACGTCAAAAACACTATGTAAACAATGCTGACTTTTTAGCAGGACTTGTTGAATACAAACGGTTATGTGACGTTGCAGATAAAGCTAAAGAGATTCAACCACAAGTTCCTAATTATATTGGTGAATGTTTTCTTAAGATTGCAGAACATTTATCACACAAACCTAACTTCGCATCGTACTCATTTAGAGATGAGATGATTGCCGATGGAATTGAGAATTGTATGATGTATTTTAGAAACTTTAACCCCGAAAAGTCAAAGAATCCATTCGCTTACTT